TGTTAAGTCCTCCAACAGAGTCCTTACAAGATTCTACTCGTCCGGTTGTTAGTGTATCACATGCCATTTTTTTAAGTGTTTTAGAATACAAAAAAGGGCGGGTGCTTTACCCACCCCTTTAAAGTATTAGTTAATAATTCTAGTTAGCTGAGTTAGTGATTCCGTAAGTAACGATGTCACCAGCAAAAGCATACTGTACAGCAGCTGTTAGCCTTAGCACTACGCGACAATTTTGACTTCCATCAACGTCACTCATGTCAAGGACCTTCACTTCATTAGCGTCGTTTAAGATGCCGCAGCCAAAGAAAAGATTATCTTTAGTTGTAACGATTGCAGTATCATTGCTCATTCCGTTACAAACCATCAAAGAGATACCGTCGAACATCAAAGCACCTAGGTCTTGGTTGTTACCTTGTCCGTTAACACCAGCAGCTCCTACGCCTTGTGCGCCGAATCCACCCAAAGAACGCAAGTAAGCTCTGTAAATGTTTTGAGATACATAAATCATTAGGCCGTCCTCTGAGAACAAACGAGAAGGAATAGCGTCTACGATAGAACCTAGCTCCGTTACAACGTTTCCAGCGTTAACAGTAGTACCTGCAACCTCTTGAGCAGCTGGCAATTCAGCGTCCAAAGAAAGCAAAGTTTCGAAACCGTCGAATTCTCCTGAATTGCTCGTAGAACCTGACCAGATTGTAGTCTCCATTTTAGCAGCTACTTTAGCAGCTACATGTCCGATTAAGAAATCAGCGAAAGATTTAGGAAGCTCATCATGTGCAGAGTATCCCATCTCAGCAGCGTTGTAATCAGAACGGAAATCCTGCTTACAAAGTTGTAAGTTAACTTGGAATTCCTCTGGAGTCAATACTTTCTCATCGATTGTAATAGTAGAAGTAGCATCGAAATCGCATGAACCGTCAGACAAAAGACCGTCAGTTGAGATTCTTTTCAATACTTCTTTGTACTTAATGTTTGGCTTTACTGTGATAGCTCCTGACTCGATAGAGTTAGCGCTCAAAAGTGCTGCCGCTACATATCCTGAAGCTGCCTCGCCTGAATATGATGTTGTGATTGATGTTGTTGTTGCCATTGTTTTGTTTTTTATTTGTTAATTTATTATTTGTTTAATTTTGCGATTTTACTCATTACTGAATCCTTTACTCCTCTACGTCTAGATTTTCCGAAAGTGTGAAGTTTCACCTCTGCTTTTGGCTCTGGGTTGTGAGCGATAGGCTTAACCTCTGAAAGCTCTACTTCCTCAATTACATCCTCAGTTACCTCTTCAACCTTTTCAGTAGCTTCAAGCTGAGATTTCAATTCTGTGATTTCAGCAGTTAATGCTTCAATTAAAGCCTCTTCTTTTGAGAATTTAGTCTCTTTAACGATTGACTCAATGATAGATTTAGCCGGGCGCACTTCCTCAGAAGCTTCAACTTCTTCGGCTGGTTCTTCTGTTGCCTCTTCCTCTTTCACTTCCTCTTCTTTTTCTTCTTCTTTTGCGTCCATTACTTCATTAATAACGCCCTCCTCTAATACGTTAAAAGCACGACCATCTTCTAGTTCGTAAGCTTCACCTTCTCCAGATATTGGCATAGGAATTAATTGGTCATCCTCTGTCTTAACCATAACCGCAGCACCTGCTTCAAAGTCTGGAGTAGCTTCTACCATCGTTACTCCGTCTTTCAACTTCGCCTCAGCTAGTTTTAGCTCCTCAGCCTTTAGGCCTACAGCTTTTAAAATTGTGTTAATTTGTTCTTTCATTTTTCTAAGTGTTTAAAAGTGTATATTATAATAACTATCTATTAGTTAGATGTTTTAATTTGCCTCTCTATCGTTTATAATAGACCTGACGTCGATAATTTTAACGATTTCACTGACACCTTGACCTTTCAAAGCTCCTAAACTTTGTCCGGTCATTTCTTTATATTGTTCTTTTGTTATTTTAGGAGAGAATCTCTTTCTTTTTTTAAACATGTTTATTGATTTTTAAGTGTATAATTTAGCTGATATATATGAGAATCCTGAGATGTTAGCGTTTCCTATTTCAGCAGCTACTCCGACATCCTTAGTCCTTATCTTATAGACGTCTCCAATGTTGCAAGAATCCTTAAATCCATAGATATAAGCTCCTCCTGTCCTTTGGACGTTGTTCCTTGAACTGTATTGAGCATCTGACGTCAATGTTGTTCCGTTTTTTTGAAGTTGTAGATGTAGCTCATGCCTGTTGTTTAATGTATTATAGGATACTATTTTAGCATCTATCTCAATGACCCCGGCAGAGTTTACAGTTAATAAGCCTGTGGATTGATTAAATGAGAAATCTGAACTCATTAGAGTCGGAGTGTCCCATATATTAGCAACATCTACGAAGCTATTAGTGGTCAATTGGCCTGTAACCCCATCGTCCTGAACTTGAAAAAATGACATTACTGCACTCTGTCCGGCTTCTCCCTGTGCGCCTGTATCTCCTCTTAAACCTGTCTCCCCTTGTATTCCCTGTTCTCCTTGTATTCCCTGCTCTCCCTGTTCTCCTTGAGGGCCTTGCTCTCCTTGGATACCTTGCTCTCCTTGAGGCCCTTGAGGGCCTGTGCTTCCTGTTGAGCCGTCTAGTGCATCTATAACCTCAGCAATGTTGGATTTGCTAGTAATCCATTGACCAGCGTCCCACACGTACCAGCCTTGAGGATAGTAAGTACCCCCAACTGTATAAGGTAACCACCTAGTACCCTCTGAGCTTTGTACAAAAGCCAAAGCCTCCTCTCTAGAACCGGGTTTTAAATCTGAATATTTATCTACTATTTGCTCGATATGTTTCGCGGCACTTTGTAGGATATTAATAAAGGTCTGGGCCTGATTCGTCTCCGATACCACACCCTGACCTTGGTCATCAAATCTATTGATACCGTCTCTTACCCCGGTTACTTCTCTGACGTTTATAGGCATTATGTTAATCCGTTTATGTTAACCGTTTCTATGTCATTAGACACCATACTATTTAACTGCATTTTAGTATTGTTTTGGTCTCCGGTCTGAATGTAATTTCTCATTCCATTAGCATAAGAGTCAAGAGAACCGTCACCCATTAACCACACCTGAGTACCCTCGGCTGAGTTAGTTTGATTGATTTGGAAGTTGCTACTAGCTGACCCAAAAGAAGCCCTTCTGTAACTATTACCAACTTTGAAGTTGTTAACCCATTTAATTGGGTCTGTAGTCATCTTCAGTATCTCATTATCAGTAGGCATTACTTGATTAGCTTTTAGCGTAGTAACAACCATAGAGGCCACCTTACCGTGAAAACTTCTATTACCATATCTACCACCAATAGTTAAATTACCTCCAAAAGCTCTTCCCATGCCTAAGCCGGTGCTAGTCCATTTTGACACTCCAGATTGATTAAAACCTACAGAAGCAAAGCTATCAATACTGCTCATTATTCTAACATCAAAAGCGTCAGTCAAGTTAGCTGCAGTAGCGTTATTAGAGCTAAATCTTTGCCCTTTGAAAGCAATATATACACCGTACCAATGTAATGACGAGATGTTGGTTGTTATTTTTAACTCATTTGAGCCTGAACCTTCTTGACCCCAAACTAAGAAAAGGTCACCATTTGCAGCTAATCTTAAAGAAATATTATCATTGTTATTAGAAGCACCTTCTCCATAGTTCCATATATGTTGATTTGAGTTGTTTCTGTCAGCCTTGAATACCACTGAAGTAGCCCAAGGTCTAGAGTAGATAGCATCCGAAGTTTTACTTGCATCTGTACTATGTGCAGCAACAGTAGTACCTGTGAATCCCATTGAAATAGGGTTCTTGGATGAGTAGTTAGATATTTGCTTAGTGTGTTCACTAGAACCACTAAAATCTAACGCTTTAGTCCAAGGCGTGTCTAAAGTCGGAACAGGAGTTACATCTGTAGCTGTTACCGTCATTGTGCCTGTAGTACTTCCATAGGAGTTGGCTCTTGTTACTGATATCGTGTAAGTAGTATCCGCGCCTACATCTGTAAGTGTTCCCTGTATCACAGAGTAACCATCGTAAACCAAACCACTACCTGAAGGAGTTATAGATACGCTCGTTGACCATGAAGCACCTGCTGGTGTTACTTGGATATTCACGTTAGTACCTTCCTCTTGTGTGATGTCTAAGCTTGAAAACTGTGCAGGAGTCAGGTCAGCGTTAGATAAAGATGTTATTTCTGTATAAGATGCAGGTTGTCCTAGAGTTAAATCAGCAGCCGGTGCAGACGTTCCTGACATCTCTCCGTTTGTATCTGGCATGTACCACGTTGTGCCTGTAGGGTCATCTGTGTATGTGTGTGTGTGAGATGTACCTGTACCTCCGTTCTGCTCATCGTAGTAATTAGCCTCCTCCTCTGTTGCAAATAATGGATATTCGAAATTGTTATCTGGACTCTCTATGAATCTGAAGTTCATAACAGGAGCAGCTGGTTCTAAAAGGTGAACCTTTGGCAAGCTGTAAACTCTCGCGCTAGTGCTGTTAGTTTTGATTCCTAAATGGAATTCAGAACCCTGTTGAATTGGATAGCTAGTCCTTGCATGTACTACCCAATCAGTGCCGTCTCTTAATGTCTCGATAGAAATAAATCCGTTCGTATCAATTCCGCATCTTACTTTTATAGGGTTTCCTGCTAACCAATCAGCCTGCTCAGTAGTGCCATTGAAGTTAGACCAACCTGCTCGCATAGAGTAAGCTGTGTTAGCTCCGTAGTTAGTCCACGAACCGTTAGGCGTTGGGTGAAACCAATGAGAGAATTGAAAGCCATAATGTGCTGAGTTATCTATTCCGAATCTAGTCGGGTCAGCGTATCCTGAGTTACCTGACCAATATCCATTATCGTATGAGCTTTGCGAATGAATTAATCCGAATCCTATCACACCTTCTACTCTAATATCAAATGTGAAATACTCGCCTGCTTGGTCTATTGTTTCAACTGTCTTTAGTCCGTTCTGGCTGTTTGAGTTAGTAGAACCGAAAACATCGTTTCCTACAGGGTCTAATCCATAACCAACATAATTAACTGAAGTATCTACCCCTGAAACATCAGCAATCATTGTAGAGTAAGGGTCAGCAATCACAATAGCCTCAAAAGCCCCAACAGTAAAAAGCTCATTAAGGTAGTTTATAACGTCACTGAGTCCACCCGGAATAGTAACGCCGTCACCATCACAAACGTTTAAAGGGTCTAGTTTTGTAAAGTGTGTAATGTCGCCTAATTCTGATTTGATTGTAATCAATCCGTCTCCTGTATCTACTGCTTTAATTGTGTTTACTCCGAAAGCGTGACCATTATCAAACATGATTGACGTGCTAGTATCATCTAATTTTACACATGTCACGACGTCTGTTAAATCTGTACCTGAACCTCCAAGACCTACGACATTCGCCTGAGCAGTTATATAGTCTGCGCATTCCTGAGCCGTTGCAAATGAGTTGCCATCTCTATCTGTAAAATCTGTGAATGGAACTCTATAGAATTCATACTGCTTAACTCCACTTGTAGCTGTTATAATATCATTCACTACATTTACAGTGTCCAAGTCAGTAGAATCTACCTCACCAGAAAGGCAAGCATTCCAATATGTAGGGTTAGAACTCCCTTCGAAGTTTATACAGTTTCCTTGTTCGTTTCTTTTTATTTTTATGCTCATTTTTATTATCTTAAAATTGTTACTAAAATACCTAGAGGCTGAATAATTACAGGATTGTCAGCTTTAATCGCTGGAAGTGTCAAGGCGTTAACATCTTCATTTGATGTAATCCATGCCGAAATTTCAATTCTATTCAAGTATGTATTGCCAACTGTACCTGTTCCGTAAAATACAGGCGAAGCAGTTAATGGAAAAGTGAATGTAATATCATCATTGTCAGCTCTGTTAGAGTACCATAAAGCCGGCTCTATTGTAGTGTTTGCTATTTGTGGAATCACATTAAAATCAAACCTGACTCTCAGCTGGTCTCCATAAACACATTCGTTTAGTTTTATTCTACCTGTTGACCCCTCAAAACCTGTTGAGCCGCTAGCGTCATAATTATCATTGTATATAAAATCGTAATCTATTAAAGAGGTGAATCCGTCAGGTAGATTCTCACCCTCAAATAGACCTATATTTTTAACACCTGTTGGGGCTGGTGTTGACCAATAAGGGTTATCCACTGCTAGGTGTACATCTTTATCTAAAGAGAATACTTTATAGGTACCGTTTGATACGTCTGTAGCATCGTATCTCAAACCCTCTCCTGATTCCCAAACGTAGTTATTTGTCAGAGGCTTACCTGCGAACGCTCCTGTATGGCTGTATCCTGTCTCTCCTGCCTTGGAGCTTATTACTTCTCCTGCTGTGTTTACAATGGCTTTTGAATTGTCTATAACGTTCAAGTTACTTACACTTTCAACATCGTCGAATGGGTGTTGTGAGTCGTCGCTTGAGCGTACTGTTGTGGTTGTATTAATCGGCATTTATTATAGAGTTTAGTTTGTTAATAATTTCGTTTAATTCTGCTTTGTTATCGATAGATTTAAGCTTCTTA